ATAGGTTCAGGAGCAGTCTCTTTTTCGTCTAAGAAAGCAGCAGGTTTTAGAGGTATAAATTCTAAAGGTATAGTTATAGAGCTTGCAGCTAGGATAGGACGTAAACCCTCTAGCAAAAGATTCTGCATAGGTTTAACTACCGTATTTGTAAATAGGTCATATCCGTCACGAAGTTCGTCAGCATTTGATCCAAAGCCTCCACCCTCATTTCTGACTCCAAATAATAACGGTGTCGTAACTCTATGACCTGAAAGAATTTTGGTTTGTACCTCTTTACTGAGATAGTCAAATGTCTTGTGTTGGTCCTGCATAGCAAAAGACTCTATAGTAGGAGCTGAATCTACACCATCGTTAAAAGTCATTAGAACCTTCTGTCCTCCTGCTCCTCCGAACTTATCCAGGACAAGCCTTTCTAATTCTTGGCGTTCCTCTTGAGTAGGCACTCCGTCGTTAAAATTAATAATTGTAGAAGGGAAGAAACCCGATAGTATTGAGTTGAGATGGAAAGTAGCTAGACTAGAATCTACCTGTATATATGAGGTACTAGCTAAGTAGTCAGGTAAGCCGTAATAGAAGCTCAGAGGACTGTACATTTTAATCTGTACAAGTTGGGAGGCAGCGGTTCTATCTGAGGTATTAAAGGCAGGTATAGGTCTAGGGACCTCTTTCGTATCGCTCCAGTCTGTAGAGTGGAAGAAGACATTGATATTATCCTCGTCGTCAGCGATACCGCATCGGATAGTAGAAGCTGGAATATGATGGACCTCAGAGATAGTTGATCGGTCTACACTCCAAATGACGTTAAGATAACATTGACCGTAAAGTTTGAGGTCGCCTGAACCTCTCTTTAGACAAGTCTCATCTCCAAATATCTGCTTAACCTTTAACCATTGCTCTATGTTTTGGTCTTTTGTTTCTGAGGTTAAACCACCTCCGTAAATCATTTCAGAAACGCCTTTTACAATCGCACCATGAATACTAGAGCTTGCGAATAAATCCTCTAAATAATGAGGGTATTGGTTATCTGCTCCTAACTCAATATATTCTTTATTCGGCTGCTCCGAAAAGATCGGGACATTTGTGTTAGCGTAGTTAAGAACGCTCATCTTTTGTTTTCTAGCTTCTTCTTTCATTATATATTTGGGTAAACTAAATCTGCTTCTCCGTCTCCTGTCGTATACGCTTTAAAGTCGTCTTCACCTATTACGTCTGTTCCGCTAATATAAGCTAATTGAGTTGCTAAAATTACACCTGTGGTACTTAGAAAGTCTATAATATATGTACCTACAGGGTACTCAGGATATATAAAAATTTGAGTTGCCCTTGTTGTTGTAAGCGTAATTATTGGATCGGGTTCGTAAGTAAATACCTTCTGCGTATATTGGTTAGTAAAACTTAGTGATACTTGATTAGAAGCCGTCCCTTCAGGAAGGTCTAATTTAACTCCTATTAACGTAACTACATTCTGAGATAACTGTATCATATCTATATATATAAGACCTTTAACAAAAAAAGGAGACCGTTAAGCCTCCTTTTCTAATTTATATATTTACTTCAATTTATACTTCTACTAGACCTGTGATTGCGTCTAAAGGAGTAGATTGTGAAGAACCGTATGTACAAAGGTAAACTGGGTGCAATTGACGAGCCGAAAACTCTAAAGAGAACCCTCCTGCGTCATTGAAACTCGTACCTGTTAAGATACTTCCTCCAGTTAAAACACAACCAAATTGCGCTCCTAAAAGGTATAGCTTTTGGTTATTGTCTTCTACTATAATCGGAGGCGAAGACTTTGCAAGAGTAACGATTCTATCTATGTCAGCAGGTAAAAGAGTCTTAAACGATAAAGTCAATTTCTGCTCAAAAGAATACGTTCCCGTACCTTGGTCTCCCGTAATAGTTACGTCCATCATAGACTTCTCACGAGTAAGCTCGTAAGTGTACATATTTAGATCGGCAGGTGTTCCCGTAGTGTTATCTTTTAAGAGGTCCACTTCAAAAGTCGCAGGGTCTACAACGAAAGCCGTAGCAGGGTAAGACGTAATGTCCTGACCTGCCATTCCACCAATCCATACTCTACGAATACCTCCAATACCATCTTGGCACGATATATTTCGTCCTGCTGTTACTATAGAACAAGCCATAATTTTTAGGTTTTAAAGGTTAAACAATTAAGCTGGATTGACTGTTGCTAAAGCTCCAACAACAACATCTTCAGGAACTGCGACTTGCATACCCAATCCGAAACGGATAACGATACGAGTCTCATCAGAACCTGAATACTGCCAATGATCGATATATTGAGCTGAAGTATAGTCGGTGTTTAAGTTAGAACCTACTACTAAGTTGTCTTGGTAAGTCAAAACAATAGCTTGAGCAGGCATACCTGGACATACTCGGATAGGAATACCTAAGTATTGTAGGTTTGTAAAACTTTGGTTAGTTACGTTAGATTGGTAACCTGAACCTCCTGCTATACCTAAAGCCGTCATATACTGACCTGCACAAGCCGTTCCTACGTAAAAAGCTACGTCAGGCTTGTTTAGAATAGCAGGGCAGTTAGCGATTGCTCCAAGGTATGCTAAATCAAATGCACCTGTGCCTTGTGTAATAACATCATCAGTAAAACCTGCTGCTGTTACATCTACGTGATTTACTAGAGTTGGGTCTAAAATAGCTGCGCCAAATCCTGCTCTGTTAAAAGTTCCTGAACTAGATAGGAAGCCTGTAGTAAGAGCAGAACCTACCCAAATGTTATTCTCTACGCTTTGCGCTGTAGCTGCTGCCACAGTAGCCATTGTAAAGTTTACAAACTCAGGAGAGCCTGCTGTCATAGTAGCTCTTGCACCACCCATTCCTGCCCATGTAGGGAGAAGTGTAGCACGACATAGAGACTGCATTACCGCAAGGTCCGAAAGGTTTAAAACTCTCTCTCCTAAAGTAAGGTCTGCTCCATCATTCCATGCACAGTTCTCTGCTGCTGCTTGTAAAGGGTCTGAGGAAGTTAAGCTAGAAATTACTGCTTTGTTTTGAATCCCGTCTATCTGACGGACGTACCCATTTACTAGGGTACTCGCTAGTTTCATAGCTGGTGCTACGAAAGGACTACTGAGTACACCAGCGTAAGTTGTAGCAGGGTCTACCGTAGGGTTCGCAGGAGTAAAGTCTCTGCGCTTTCTAAGTGAATTTGAATATCCCATTATTTTTGTAAATTTTTAATCATTTCAAAAGCCTGGTTAGTTACACCTGTTAGGGGTGTTGTTTTTGTAGCTGCCTCCTCAGTTTGTGGAGCGTTACGTAAAGGTTTAGAGGCAGGCGATGCTCCAAACTCTCTTAGTTGTTTTCTCAATTCGATATTCTGACGACGTAGGCGTGACACCATACGAGCCTCACGACTATCTTCGCTTAGACCACGACGTGATCTTGAATTACGAGCTTGTGACGGCTTGCGCGACAAGTTTCTACGTCCTCGACGTTGGCGAGATGCCTCGACTTTTTCTGTTGTTTCTGTACTCACTTCTTCTGTTGTTTCGCCTGTACCTGCCTCCAATAAGTCCATAGACATTTGGTGGATAGCTTCGGCTTGTTCTGCGGATAACCCCATCTCCACTAAAATTGTTACAAACGCATCATGAGAATCTGGGGTAGATTCTTCAGTAGTTTCGGTGATAGTCTCTTCAACTACAACTTCGTCTTCGGCAAATTTTCTGTTTCGCATATCTATATATATAAGGTCGTTTTATTTTTAGTAATCGTAGCTGTAAAGGTTAATATAGAAAGTACCATTTCCCACCTCTTGTACTTCGTCGTACCAGTCGAAATCGTAAGCTATCTCTGCTATATCTTGCATGAGGCGAGTCCTCATTTCGTCTGCTTCTATCTCGTCATAGAAGGTTACAATAAATCCTACGTTCGTTTCTTCCGACGTACTCTCTTTAATGTCAGCGTACTTTCCTACCTCTGACATAACTGCGTCTACTATCTGTCTTTCTAATCTCATTAGTAAATATCTACGTTGTAACCATTATCAAATAGTAATTTCATAATATCATCTGTTGCTTGTGTAGGAGATTCGATATTAACCTCCTCCCAATTTTGATATACTTCTAAGTCTTCCCACCACAAAAGGTCGTCGTAAAAAGTTGCAAGTAAATCTAAGACTTCGGTAACGTCTGCGTCATATACAATTAGTTCTTCCATTTTAATAACCGTATTCGGCTTCGTCAATAATTTCTATAAATAAACTCCTGTCCAGGTTTCGCATCATATCGGGAGCTGATCGCTCAAATAGTAACCGTACCCTCTCGTAGTCCTCGTCGTAGATAGCATCTTCTATAAGTCCTATGCGAGACAAGAATCGGGTGTCAAAAGAATAGTCGTCAGCAAACTCCTCTAGCATAACGATTAACTCCTCCTGAGCTGAGTTAGTCCATACGTCCCAAATTCTACCTAATAGACTCATCTATCTCGTATTGCATTAACTCGTCAATCAAATATGTTAGGAGCATACGAGGCTGTCCGTTAGGTAAAGACATAGCATCGTCATAGGCTGCGTCTAATACATCTAAAAAGTCAGGGTAGCCATCATCAATAAAGGAGTCCATTAAAGTTTCAACTACCTGTTCCACAAAATAAGCATCTTGACCAAATCCTGCATTTGCTTGTGCCTCCGTATATACGTCTTGAAATAAGTCAAGAACTTGGTTGTAATTCCTCATATTCTTTTTATTAGTAAGGTCTGAAAATGTGTCCGTCTACCTCGTGGTAGCCTTCCATGTCTAACGTGCGTTCTAGCTTTTGGTAATCGAAATAAGCCTTGAGCGTTTCTATTCCTAATTCTTTTACGTCACCAATCATGTCAATGTACCATTCAGCTAGTTCTTCATATCCTAAGTCTTCTATTTCTTTAGCGTCAGCATAATCGTAGTCTTCTAAAAGAGAAGGTAAATCCCACTCTAATTCCCTACCAAAATGTTCATAGTCAAAATACATCTCATACTGGTCTTCACCTAAAAGCTCTTCGTCTACAATATAATTAGCGAAGTCAAGCATATTTCGGTGTTCACCTTCGTAGGCGTTTTCCATGACCTCTTTAGCTTGTTCAATGCCGTAACCTGCGTATTTAAGAAACGCTGTTAAGACATCAACATTTATACCGTACTCTGCTGAGAGGTCAAATATATCGTTCCAAGAGTCCCAGACGTCTTCTTTTTCTAGCATACCCCATGCATCAGATTCAGTTAGATAGTCGTAATCTACAATATCCCAATCTTGGGTTTTACCGCTTAACTCCTCCCATACTTCCTCAAATTCGTTTACCCAATTAGAGTACGAACTATGTACAAGAGGCTTAAACATTTTGTCTATGCTATCTCCTGTCGTTAGGTAAAACCTATACCATATTACTATATCGTCTTTATTCATCTTAATTTTATTTTACGTACCAATCATCAATACTAACTCCTGCCCTTTCTAGGCTATATACTATTGCATCCATAATTTCATAAGCCTCGTTGTTGGTCACATAACTACTAAATTCAATTTCTGTGACAAGTCCAGGAGCAATAAGCTCAAAATGGTCTACACCATTTCCTAACCACAACTCATACACATCTTGAGATTCATCGCTGTATTCTGAATCCGACATACTACTATATACTAATTCTCCTATTATCATTTTAACTTCCGTATTTAGCTTTTATTGAACCGCAGACTTTTTCTGCTGTTTCTTTGTTTCCGTAAGTTTTCATTTGGTCAATAATACATTGATCCCAAGGGTACGCCTCAAGGTTTGTTTTTGTGGAATATACATCTTTTTTGGTGTGATAACCAAATTCTTTTAACATTTTTGCGTCTACGTAAGCTCTCCAGTATTTGACTTTCATATCGTCTAGCTCGACTTTCTCCACTTCTTCGACCTCATCCTCTATAGCTTTTACTTCTCCGTCGTACTCTATAAGGACACCATCAAAGACCTCTAACTCGACACCTCCTCCTGTTTTAAACTTTCCGTTTTTAAGTTCAATAGGCATACCCTCTTCGTCTAAAGAGAATACCTTAGAACCAGGTGCAAGTGCGTCGTCTTCGGTTGCTAGGACAGAACCGTTATCTAATTGAATCTCTACGTAGAATTTGCGCTTGAGGAAATTCCACATTCGGCTTAGTGTTTTCTGAACCGATCCCTTCTCTACTTTAGTAGACATCTCCTGTACAGAATCCACAAAATACCCCTCTATTGAGAACCCACGAATAGAACCCTCTTTTACTGCTTCCCACATCTCATCGTTTCCTACGTGTACTCGGACCATCCAAGTTCCTA